CTTTTTCGCTCCGGAGAATGCTTGTTTGATTTCTTCGGATGTCAATTCGCCATCGACTGATGCTTCGGCGAGAACCGAAACAACTTTGATGACAGCCATCGCACCAGCCATGATCGCAGCCTTACCAACTGAGATGCCGATGACGGCACCTGTGGTGATTGCTGGTAGCGCGTTGGCGAGAAACAATGAAAGAAGTCTTTGACCGAGATCAAGGAACTTTGCGATTGTCGGGTTCTGTTTAATCTTCACTTCTGGCACCATGGTCTTCTCCGTCCTTCGTTAATACTCCTGCCAAGTGTAGTGCGAGCGACAGGAATGTGAAGAATAACGCCCAATTCTGGACTGTGCCAGACAGGGTCATTATGGTGATTGCGGATGCGCCGAGGGTAAACCCTAGGGCAAACAGTTCGTTTCGAAGTTTGGATATCACTTGTTTTCTTTTCTGCGCAGGCTTGCTCCTACCGCCACAAGTGTATTTGATACGGCGACCAAAGTTCTACGCTCACCAACAGGTATCGTCTGACCGACCATCTGAAACGAATCAAACAAGCCCGTGAACACATTGATGGTTTCTTGGAATGCTTTCTTGACTTTGGTTGGTGCTTCGTTTAGGGCCGCGACCAGTTCGTCGGCTTGCTCAACTGATAATTCTTCCACAATGATCTGCTCGAATATCGCTTCGGCTTGGTCTTGGGTTATTGCCGCCAACACTTCAGGACTCGAAGCGATGCTGACTGCCTGATCGGTCGTTATATTGCTTGTAAGAACTTGTTCGATGGCTGCAACGATTTGTGCCGGTGCCGCATCTTTCAATTCGGTCAGAATCTCTGCGACCTTCTCATCGCTTATTGGTTTACCTGGTTCAAGTATTGTGGTGGTTGATGAACTCTCTACTTCTGATTCTGTTGTTTGTGGCGTACTTGTTTCTGGCGTCGGCTGTGTTGTTTGCGGTGTTATTTCGGCGGGAAGAGTTGAAGAAGATTGAGGAACAGTGGTATCTGGATCGGGAAGATAGGTTGTAGTCGATGTTTCTTCAACTGTGGTTTCGGGTTCAGGTAAAGAAGTGGTGGTCGTTGATTCGACGACTGGTTCGCTAGTCGTCGTCGTTTGAGGAGGCGTGTAAGGTGCTTGCGTTGTTGTCGGAGCTGGTGCGACAGTTGTGGTCGTCGTTGTCGTGGTATCTGGAACTGATGTGGTTGTGCTTGTCTGAACTGGTTGCGTGGTTGTGGTCGTTGTTGTGGGAGGGAGTGTTGTAGATGTCGAAGTTGTGGAAGAAGAAGTTGAGGTCGTGGTTGTTTGTTCTGCAACTGTTGTTGATGTGGTTGGTGTGGTTGTTGTGGTTGATGTACTGGTTGACGAGGTAGTCGAAGCGACGGCTTGTTGAGTGAATGCTGAGTCTGGCACGATTTCCCATCCGGCGTTGTCAATGTTCCACGCAAGCATCACGCAGGTCCCTCCGCCGTTTTCATACATCCACAATTCGAGTGGCTGACTGCCCGCGTCAAGTTGCAGTTCATTTGACATAGTCCAAGTACAGCCTTGGTCGTACCAAACGCCGAAGGTATTGCCGCCGATAGTTATCTCACCGCCATCATCCGAAGCAAGCATGAACTCGATGGTTTGATGTTCAGGTATCTCGATGAAGCCTGTCATGTGAACCATGAAGTAGTCGTAAGTGCAGTCCTCGAATGGTTCGCCGTCGTAGGAACGATTTATGTTGTTCTCAATCTCCGATCCGCACAACGAATATGCGGTAGTCGACTGAACTGGTGGGATTGCGTCAATCGTGTAGTAAGTCGTTTGCAAACCTGGCTGTGCTTCGGCGCGAACGATTGTCGGCCAGAACGACAGAACGATCGCTGGTAGCGGAATCAGCCACCTTGTGAGTGATCTACCCACATCGGTCTAACCGAGTAAGGCTTTGGCTTCGTCAGCGGTCAAACCAAGTTTGTCTAATACGGCTTGCCGTGCTGCGACTTTGGCTTCTAGTGCGTTTAGTTCCGCTTGTTTTTGTTGCTCGACTTGTTGTTGATAATCCAAGTAATCTTGTTTTTCTTGTTCGGTCATTTCGCGTTTTGTGTCGCCGTCGAGTGTGTATAAAGTTGCCATAAAACCTACTTTGCTAAACCGTAAACAGAATATGAGCCAGTAACTGTTCCTGTGCTTGGGAAAAATGTTGCGCTGTCGTATGAAGTGGTAACTGATAAAACGCCTGAGGCTGTTCTACCGCTGTAATTTGTCAAACTATCAAAGAAAAAACCGCTCGAAACATAACCAGAGTTAAGCGTGTTATCTTGTGGACCCATAAACACAATTTGAAATTGAGCATTATAAGTGCCTGATACTGGCGTAAGTCTAAAATACGAGATTAAAGAAGCACCGCTAGTGTCATTCAAAGCACCTGTAGCATTTTGACCATATCTGACCCACGCATAATTGTTTGAAGTGTTGTCCGTACTTGACGCACGAAAACGAAAATCGAATTCGGCACTAGCAGCGGAACTATCTAAGTTGCAATACATCAAATAATTTGTGTAAGTCGAACTAAAAGTATTTGCTGGCAAACTAAAACTCGACACGGCACTAAAACTTGTGGTGGTAATTAAAGTTAAAGCGCTTGCTGTAGCTGGTCCTACTGTCGCAAAACTTGCGCCATCATAATACTGAACAACATTAAGGTCTTCAAGGTAGCAAAGTTGACCTTCTGCTAGAACCTTCTCACCACTACCGCCGAACGCGGCGTCGCGTGTCGCTGTACCGCTAAATACTGGTACACCGCAGTTGGTGAGGTTGAGTCTGGCTGCGTCAAGAACTTGGCCTGATGCGTATAGTGGAACTGCTGTTGATGCGTTTGCGCCCATGGTTTCCTATCCTAGCCCAACATCGACATCGTCAAGTTGGTCTTGATCGAGTATGAATGCGGTCAAGAGTTGTGCCTGACCAAGACCGAATCTTATCCGATGATCGGATGGCGTGATGTCGTGGGAGACGGATTCTATGAACACTGACTCGGTGCGGGTAGCGGGTAGACCTTGGTCATATCGCTTCGAAACTGAGATGACATCACCGACATCGAGCGTGAGTACGGTCGGCCAGAGTGCCGAACCGCAAGCGTTCAAACTGGTTGATATTTCGTTGAAACGAATCTTCGGGTCTTTGTATTTGTCAAGAAGGTTTTGTGCCAAGGCTGACCCTGCCGCCAAAGTATTCAATGGCACCTGCGAGAACGACAATGTTTGCACACCATACTTGCCTTGGCTGGTTGTATCCGAGACGACTTGTGCGGCTGTGCCACCGTCGACATCTATTTGAACTCGGTTGAATAGTGTTTCTTGACCGTATGCGACACCGATAGACAAGATAGGAATATCTGTCGCAGCTGTGCCACCGAATGATGCGATCGCAGTTGAGAAGGTGAAATCTATACGCGGGTCGAAGGTGATTTTGTTTCTTCGATCCGCGAACAATCTACCGTCCTCCGCGACAGCAACCGATTGCAACGCTGTGAGCGTGTTCGTGTTATCGGTGTAAGCGACCGTGCCACAGGTCGCGACACCTGTTGAGATGTCTCGTAACGCTGTTGAGAAGTTGACTTCTGGTCGGTCAAGGATTGCTGATACTCGTGCCGAGGTCAACTGTGATGATGGTGCGAATGCGGTGAGTGCGGTGCGTGATAGTTCATACAATCCGTCTGCTGCGACAATCGAAGCGAACGATAGGTTCGGCATCTCATAAGTGATGTCAAGGTCGGTGATCGCACCGACGAACAGTTCTGCTGTACCGGCGAGAACTTTGATTGCGCGTCTCGGTGCTAGGTCAAAGTCGCCTTCGTACCATGTCGAGGCGGTGTTCGCTGGGTCAAAGAGTCGGCCTGATGCACGGTCGTCAGCCAAGATGCGGCAGGTGCCAGGTTGGAATTGTACGGTTTGGCTTCCTCGGCCACGCTGTATCGCAACCGCCAAAATATATTCGGTTGCATCGACGAAATCTGTTGTGCCATCGAGTGTGTCTGTGCCGTCGAGTGTTGATGAGTCGAGTATGAATGCGTCAGCGGTCGCGCCGACATCCAGCAGAACCGAGTATGCCTGTCCCCACTTCAATGTCTTTGGCATAGTTAAGCAACCGCGAACTCAAGGAAATTGTTACCAGCGATCCGCGAATATGACTGCAACACTTCCACAATCTGCCGACCAGCCTCAATACCATTCGTGCCAAGACCCGTGTTGATCGTGATGTTCGTGCCGGCACCACCAGTTGAAGTACCGCCACCAGTCGTTGTCATCGGTGTCGGAACAGCCGGCAAAGTCGGAATTGTCAAACCAGTTCGGTTAGGCATAGTTGCTGCGGCATCAGCAACCTTCTTGATCGCTTCGGCAAGATTCTCATAGGCTTCCGTCTCGCGCTCAACCGCATCAGTCAAACGATCCGAAGCATCTTTTTCTTTTTTCTTTGCGTCATTGACCGCGTCAAGAAGTTTGTTGTAAGTATCCGAACCGATAATTGCACCGCTCACTGCTTCGTTCAAAACAAGTTGTGCATCTTTTAATCGATTGGTTGCTTCAAACTCCGAATCGCTTGCATCAGCAACATTCAACTTTGCTTGTGCCAAGTCAATCTCTGCCTGGCGGATTGCTTGCGCACTTGATGTCGGATCCGCTCGAAGTTCAGCCAATGCCTTCTCGGCATCAGCGACCGCAAACACCGCTTCTTCTACACGGAACCCAGCCTGTGCCACATTTCGTTGAGCCGCCGACAATTCTCGCTGAGCCTTCTTAGCCTGATCAGAATCGGCACCGAACCCATTGACCGCATCATTTAATGCCTTCTGTTTAGCAGCGACATCATCTTGTGCAGCTTTCAAGTTGTCGGCTGCAAGCGCACTACCCTTCTGCGCATTGTTGAATGCCTTTTGTGCAGATGTCGAAGACTTCAACGCATCGGTGTACTTCTCAAACTTTTGTTTGGCGGTTTCAATAGTTTTGGCTGCACCACCACCTGTACTTTGAAGTTCTGCAAGTTTCTTGTTGTATTCGGCTTGCAGTTCGGCAGCCGTTTTCGTCTTACCTGCAAGCGAACCATATCCGGCAAGCATTGGACCAATGAACTTTTGCACAGGTCCACCAACTGCCATGCCGCGTTGTATTTGATCCAAGTTTCGTAGTTCTTCTTGAGTGACGGTTGCTGCGGCTGCGACACCAAGAACATCCTGTCGGAAGCGATCAAAGGCTGCACCAGTCACCGCCGTGTTTGTCTTCATTCCTTCAAGACCGCCGACAAAGTTATTTACTGCAAGACCAACATCATCAAACGCATCTTTGCCACCTCTTACGAATGCGATCATCGAAACGATTGCGCCGCCTGCAAGCACGATTGGCTTCACAAGATCGATAAACACATTGGCGATCTGGCCGACTGTTTCAACAACAGTCTGAACCATGTCAACTACTTTCAGTCCGAAGTCGCCTGCCTGAGCTGTCGCTGCAAGTAACGCATCTCGAAGACTGCCACCACCTGACAGTTCATCAGCAAATGCCTGGATGACTGGCACGACATTCTTTTGAATGAACGCGACAAGTTTCTCGGCGATAGGAAGCAACGCATAGCCGATACCTTCCCAAGCTTCACCGATTGAAAGTTTCAATATGTTTAGACGACCAGCGAATGTGTCTGCTGCGGCAGACGCTGCACCACCAAATTGATTGTTCAGAGTTTCGACAACCGAACTCAAGTCTTTCGACTTCTTAACATTCTCATCAATCGGAACACCCAACTTTGTGAGCGCACCGATGTTGCCATTGAATGCTTTACCCAAGGCAAGCGAGACTGTCTCTAATTCGATGCCGGTAGCGGTGGAGATGTCTAGTGCAAGTCCTAGATTCTTTTGAGCGAAAGTGATGTCACCTGTTGCTCTGGCGAGATTCGCCAGGGCCGGACGAAGCTGATCGTCGGCGACTCCGACCAGCATTTGTTGTTTGGATATATATTGCTCGACCGACGCAATCTGTTCGTCGGTGGCTTCCATTGTGCGACGCAACTGGTCGGCAAGTTTCTTTTGACTTTCTTGGTCTTCTGTGGCTGCTTTGACTGCGCTGAACGCTGCACCTGCGATAGCACCCGCCGCAGCCGTCGCAATGAGCGCACCTTTTTTGGCGACATCGAAGACCGCTCCGAGTGCGTCTGAACCTTCTTTGCCAAGTTTTTTGAATGCCGTGACAGCACTATCGGAGTTGCCGAGGATTCTAACGAGGAATGTGCGCTCACCTGCCATGGTGAACGCAATTCTACTCAGTTAGCGAGCATCCGTTTACGCAGTTCAAACCACTCGCGTTGCATCTCTTTATGAACTTCTGCTTGCGTCATCCCGTCATACTGCGACAAGTCGACTGGTGCATCCCACCACTTCGGATCAAGAACACAACGCATCGGATTACCGCGACGCGGCTGACGAGTGGTGCGGATGTTCGGTGTCGAGAATGTGCGTGTCGGTGCAGCGATATCGGTGATCGTCGGATCAAGGAATCGCCAACCTGAATGATGTGTACGGAATGGTTGACCTGCTTTATGCTGTGGCAGATAGAAGATACGAGCAGGGTCTTTGGTCGCTGGGTCGCCTTTGAGACGAAGACGCTCATGTGTCTCATACCAAACCTCTTCCCAATTCTGTACCGGCACAGCTTGCTCGAATGGGACGACAATGTGCCAGTGAGGATTGTCTTCGCGATGTGACCAGGTTGTGTAGGCAAAGTGTATATACGATCCGAGATCAGCCTGCTCAAATGCTTCACCGTCAAGGTCGGCGACCAACGCCCAGATGTGTTGCACATTGCGATTGCCTCTGGTCGTGTACTCGCGATAGGTGACTGGCGAGTACAGCGAACCATCGGACTTGTTTGCTCGTTCCTGATGGTTGCCGAGCATCATTGCAAACTCCATCCATGATGTGGCGATGGTCTTTGGGTAGACGGATTTGACCGATGGGAATCCGACGACTTCAAACATTGTGCAGAACCTCCTAGGTTCAGGATAGCGAATCCTGAGCCGAATGCAAGTATCAGCCGATGCCTAGTTGTTTGACCACGCGGTCTATGCCTTCTAGGTATTCTCTGGCAATCTCGTTCTTTTGCTTACGGACGGTTGGCCAGAAGAAGTAACCAGATTGACCTCGATGTCGAAGAAATTGAAGTGTGGTCCGTCTGACACCGCCACCAAATTCGGCACCGAAGAAGACATCTCCGCGAGTTACTTTGATTCTGCGTTTACTATTCGGACGAGACTTAGACACGAATGCTTCTTTGTCACGCAATTTGATTGTTGGGATGCGGTCGTTGCTTGCGCGTAACCCTTTGGCGACCTGTATCGCTTGACTAGCTCGACTGATTGATCCTGCTTCAATACGAACTTTTGCTTCTATGTCTCGAGCGATTGTGTAGGCGACTTTGCGCATCTCTTTATTGAACTCTGGGCTTGCCTTTTGAAATTTCCGCAGAGTCTCAAACAGATCTTTGACTACGACTGTGTTGCCTGCGACTGCTGCGGTGCCGGCACGACCAAGAGTCCCGCCTGTATCACTTGGCATGTTTGGGAATGCTGAGAATGCCATCACTTGATCCTTTGCGGTGGATTCATTTTGACACTCTTCCAGCGCAGATAGCCGAGCATCGTGTACAGCATTCTAGGTGATTCTTGTAGTAGCACCGATGGTGCAATGTGTGTCTCGCAGGCGAGGTATGCGATCAGCCAGTGGGCTGATGATTCTCCAAAGGGTTGATCGCTGAAGATTCAGCACCAACCTCCACACTCTCAACTGTTTCAATCCATTCCTCGAACTTCAACGCGGTCTTCTTCGTGCGCTTCTCTGCATGCCAAGCCAACCAGGCGAGGTCGGTGAGACGCAGTTCTGTTTGGAAGTTTGCGACAGAACGATTCTTTTCGCCTTCGAAGGCGATGAAGTCTGCGAACTGTGCCGTGCATTTGCTGACGCCACCATCGAGTGCGGTGACTTCTAGGTTGATTTTCATTCTTACCTCCTGATTATTTTGTTAAGAATTAAGCAGTTGCCTTGGTGATTGTTCCGCTGATTGGCCAAGTGACATCGGCTGTGTTCAATTCGCCGACAGCACCGTTGATTGGAGTCCATTCAGTGCAAAGAACCGAGAATGTGTAGCTCGGATTTGCTGTGCTTGGTGATGCCGTGCTTGATTTGATCACCATCGTCACGGCAGTCGATCCGATCAACGGGTAGATCAAACCTTCAACTGATGAGAACTCATTATGCAACGACAATGTCACTGAATTGTCGATAAGACCTGACACGCGAGTTACTGCGCCACCAGAACCGAATGAGGTTGTTGGTACTTCACTAGCCGTGGTGGATAGCGTAATTGCGGCAACATCATTTGAGATGTCCGTACCGTTCAATGTGACTGATGCGTTGGTGAGAACTAACTTTGCCATGATTATTTATCTCCTGCCGTGTCGGCTTTCGAGGTTGATTTATCCGCTACCGGAACAATGCGACCCGATTGCAGTAGAGAGTCTAGATGATCGACATCTGCACCATCAATAGTGGCTGGATATTGTTTACCCAACACCGTGAAGCCTTCGACCACCTGGAACTTTGCCATAGATTTAAGCGTACACCACGACACGGAAATCGACTGTCAGGTAGGTTGTGTCGTTCGCGTCAACGGTTGAGATGTTGGTTGCTTCTTCCACAATGAGTGTTTGTGCGTATCCGCCGAGTGTCGGATCGGCCTCGATTGCGGCACGGATTCCATTGTCATACGACAGATAGGTATCCATCAGATTCTGTGCTGTTCGTTCGGCTGCGCGACCCACGATCACGCTGACTGTAAAGACATGAGTGATGAGTCCGTTACGCATCGCACCGTGATAGGTGATCGACTCCAAGGTCGGCCAGGCGATACCGCCGAGTGACGGGTTGACCTGGTCGGGTTGTTGTGCGTAGGCGCGAAGGTTCGTGATTGTTGCGAGACGGGTTTGCAAACCTGTTTTGAGTTCGGTGACTGTTGCGCTCATGCAAACATTCGCATTCGGCGATATGGCTCGACAAGTTGTGCGACATCTGGGTCGAGTGCGCGTGTCACTCGTATCGCACCCAAGTCTCCGAAGCCGGCAACGCCGAGCGGTGAATCGTAACGCTTGAAGATTCTTGAAGCCTGAATGATGACAGCTTGTGTGATCGGCTCAGGCACAGACGGCCAACCATAAACGGCGGTCAGTTGCACCAATGCTTCCGAGCCATAGTTCGCGTTCAAAGTTGGAAACAAATAGTCGCCGACTGCACGGATGCGAGTGTAAGGAACCGTGAGTCCGTCCAAGATTCCGTTTGTTGGTTCCAACTGATAGTCGCTGGTTGTCCATGTCACATCGAATACGCCGTCAGCAAGTGTCGAAGTTTTGAGAGTCAATGATGTCGAGGAGATGTCATCGATCTCGCACACATATTCGTTGCCTGCGGTGAATACTCGTGTTGTTGCCGATCCGTATGCCCAGAACTGTCTGTTTGCATAACCGTCAATTAGTCGACTGGCCGCTGAAACACAATTATCTAGAAGTTCGTCGTCTTGTGTGTCGGCTGTGCCGATACGAAGAGCAGCCTTGATCTGGTTGCGTGTGGCATAGCCATTTGTAATCGCCATAGTTCCTTTATCTTACTTCAAGATCTGTGACAGGAACTCTACCTGAACGCAAGTCCTCAAGTTGCTTGTACGCCTCACCACTCCAACCATTCGACGAGATTCGACCAGGTGAATCAATATCAATCACATGCGTATGTCGTGGCGACATCCAAAACTTTGCGCCAACTTTCATGGCCTTAATCCATAACGCCCAATCCGCAATCATGTACCGCTCGTCATATCCACCTAGTCGCTCAAATAAAGACCGCCGAATATAACTTGTACCCAGCACACCGTGCGGATCGCCATCAAGCATGTTCTGACCTGGTCGAGCATCAATTCTCAAACCGCTCGTTGAGATAGCACCAACCGAAACAACACCAACATCATCGACCATGTCAGGCAAATCGTTGAATGCTTCAGGACGATATCTGTCATCTATCGCACAATTACTCAGCCAAGTTGTTTTGGCTTTTGCCGCAGCCGCATTGATCATTCGCTCAAGAATCGGATCTTCACAAACCGCAATCTCACACGCAAACCCGTCAAGAAACTGAACTTCGTCAGGTAATGTCGCGACAATAACCTGATCAGGTTTCACATCCAATGTGTCAATGGCGGCGAACCATTCAGGAATGTGTGAACGATACTTCTCACCCCACACGAATCCCAAGACTGCGACAGAGTTATCAGACACTCAAGCTCGTATTCTTTGACACTCCGAATCGGTAGTTCCAAGTTTTGATCGGCACATTGTGGAACGAGTAGCCTGCCGCTTCGAGTCGTTGCAGCAACCAATGATCGTGATGACCGCCTGTCTCGATATGTCCGCCGACCGCAAGCAATGCTTCTCGTCGTATCGCACAGTTCGACGGAATATAATTTCTGTTAGCTAATACGCCTTTTTGATAACCCTCATTTGGATCCCAATTTCTGCCGGTCACATCGCACCAAGTCCAAACCACATCGGCAACCAAATTGTCGTTCAACACTTGAACATGGTTCGGATACAGCAAATCATCGTCATCAACTTGCACGACATATTCCGTTGAAGCAATCTCAATCAACTTGTTTAACTTCGGCACGACAGGACTGTCATCGACAGCGATCAGATGTTGTGTTGGTTTGATAACTTGCAAACTTACCGAGTTAATCATCTCGCACAGCAGAGAACTTCGTTCAGGTAAAGAACCTGTGATGAGTGTGATGCGGTCCGAAACGGCCATCAATCCCAACTGAGGTCTAGTCGGCGTTGCAGATCCCACTGACCTGCATCAAGCCGTGCGTTACGCAATTTGAACAACTGAAGATTTGACTCGAATGTCCGTGAGTTCTTGCCTTGGAATGACACATCAGACAGAAGTGTGGATGAGTTGTCGTGCATAATTATGTCTTGTGATCTGCGGATGTTCACACCAAGACGCACAGCGCGACGCTCAAAGTCGTTGTCCTCGAAGTATGCCGGATGGAACCCTTCACAGAATAAACCAACATCCTTAACAACTTCGGATCCGATCCACGCACAAGCCCACTCTGGTGAACCCGTTAGATGAATCTCGTTCGGGTAACACTGTTCCCAGAACTGTTCAAGTTTGTTTGGCATGAACCAGGCGTCCGAGTTGAGAAGAATCCAACCTGATGCGAACGGTGTCATCTTGATACCAAGATTCCATGATGTTGCGACACCAAGATTGCTCGGCATGTCCAAGCAATAAGTTTTGCCATGCCGACTATGGCGTGGCATGATCAAACAATCTTCTTCGATTTTGCCTCCGTTGTCGATGATGATGATCTTGTCGACAGGGAAGTCGAGGGAATCTATGCAGCGTTCAAGTAGGTCGTATCGGTTGAGAACTGGAATGATTACGACCGGCACCATGCGGACAACTCCTTCATCGTAGGCTTCCAATGCGTCTCAAATACGGTGTCGGCTCCATACCCTTGAGCATGGGTTATGGCCTGCTCAGAACGGCTCCTAGGCGCGTCATACGCCAACTTGAGCGCATTCACGATGTCAGGCACATTAGGTGTAAAGAACCATGAGCGTTGCGCCGCATCCCACCAAGGCTGACCCTCAACCGTCCAACCCTCACCGACCAGCTCAGGTTGCGCCGTGAAGTTCGAAACAATCACACGACAACCACACGATTGAGCCTCTAAAACCGGTATCCCGAACCCTTCTCCCATACTGCAAGCAAGCAGGACATCGGAAGCCGTGTACATCGCAGCCATCACATTCTGTGGCATACCATGCCGATACGCATACTGATCAACAATCTTGTACTTGTCTTCACCGATACCACAAGCATCCATCAGTTGCACAAGGTTGATACCAGACATCGCACCAACAGGTTCCGTGTACAGATACAGCACAGCGTCAGGATGAGCCTTGGCGAAGATCGAGAACGCAAGAATGTTCTCAGCCCAAGCCTTACGAGAAGGCTGCGCACCTTTGTTGGTTGCGACCATCGAGACAACGAATCTGTCTTCTTCCCAGCCCATGAACTCTCGACCAGTCATCTTCGTCCCGTTTGCCAAAGTCACCGACTCGGTTGGTTTGAACACGGGTTCGATTGCGTGAGGAACATAGAAGTGTTCAACACCTGCAAGGTTCAACATTCGAGAACCAAACTTCGACATCGCGATCGGTTTCACATTCTCACGCGCACACCACTCCAACACCTCAGGCGGAGTCGGCTGATGATCAATAGGAACCCATGACGCGATGTTCTTCCAAGTTTTTAGTGACTCAGATTTGAGTACCCAAACATCAAACAAAGTCATCAACAAAGTTGGTGTGGATAGATCTTGGTTCGCCCATTCCATTGTGTGCGCAACCACGACATCGTCGCTATATGGCGACAATCCTTGCGGATACATTTTGAAACCATTCCAATTCGATGCCGAACCCGCAAGTCCGTACATCGCGTGGACTGCTACTGCGTGGCCTTCTTTCGCGAGACGCGGGATGACTTGCGCGGTTTGCTGTCCGTATCCTGTTGCAGCCCAAGGTGCGTTGCTATACCAGAGGATTCTGAGTCGGTCGGGATTGGCAGTTCGGATGTTTCCAAGTAATGCGCTACGCCCGCTCGGAGCAATCTCTCCGCTAAATATCCTGGCATCTCCACTGGAACGCCTTTGACGATTACTTTTTCCCACATGATCCTCCTGAGTTTAGTGCAGATATAGGAAAGCCTCGGCAAGTCCTGCACGACCTTGCCGAGGCTTAATCCTAGTCACAGTCCTTGCGGACTGTCATGTCTGTTTCGATATTACTTCCTGATTATCAGGATGCAGCACCGATGAAGTATTTGACATGTGATGTTTGTGGCAAGTTGCCGTCAACACGCATTGTTGCGCGGAAGGTAACAAGGCCAGCGTTGAATGCGTAGTCATCGCTTCGATCCAACTTGATGCCGCCAACTTGACGAACATAGTACGAAGGAAGGTGTCCGAAGATTACCGACTTGTTCGCTGTTCCTGTGTTTGCCATTGCTGGGTTCTCGTAGACCGGATAGCCCAAGAGCAAGTCTTGTGCATCGGCGTTGAGTGCTGGTGAGAACACATAGTTGCCTGCTGTGTCCTTGAGAGAACGCATCTTCGCGATTGAAGACGAGTTCATCTGGAAGCCTGAACCAGCCAAACGACGACCTGCTGTATCTACCGAGTAGACCAAGCTGATCAAGTTGTCTGCTGTGAACTGACCAGTCACACCAGTTCCGCCAGTGATGCCAGAACCTGCTGCTGCGACGATGCCTTTTGGTTGATTGCTGCCTGTACCAGTTGTCAATGCTGCATTGACTCGGAAGCCAAGTTCGTTGCCGACTTGTTCTGCCAAGAATGCCAAGATGTCAACACCGCTGTCTTCGATCAACTCTGTTGAGAGTTGCACGAGGAACGAGTACTTGTAAGCACCTAAGGTGATGAACGAGTTGAATACTGGATCGCTCTCATCGATTGCTGTACCTTCACCAGTGATTGCTGCAGTTGAATACTGAGCAAGTGATGGAATCTGAAGGTTTTCGCCTGATGCTGTATTCAAGACTGTTGAAGTCTGGAGCATTGGACCAACATGACGAGCAAGCATGATGACTTGGTCGTAGAACGATGTTGGAACTGGTGAACCAGTCGAAGTCTTTACGACATCGCGCTTTTCAAACGAGTACGAACGAAGTTCGCCTTTTGCCATCGAGCGGATAACTTCTGCATCTGAACGAACACCGCGTGGTGCGTCAGCAACAGGACGAACCTGGTCTGCGAACTCGCGTGTTGCTGCATCCAAACGAAGTTCACGGGCCTCATCGGCGCGGAGTTTCTCGATTGTTGCTTGGCGATCCTCAAGTTCTTTGGTGATGCGCTCGTATGTCTGTGTTTCTTCTGCTGACAGGTCACGCTTCTCAGCGGCTGCAACATCAAGAATCTTCTTTGCGGCTTCCCACGCTGTTGCGCGTTGTGCCATTTGTTGTTCAATAAATTGTTTCATGATTTCTCCATGAGTAGTAGTTGATTGGATATGCGCAGGAAGGTTGTATTCCGATGGCGCGGGACGCTGACCAATCTCTAGTCGTAGCGGGACGCTTACCGACAGAATGAACTATAGACGAGAATCTAGAAGTTTTTCAACAGTTCAAGTTTTTTCGCCAACAAGTTCACCGTGTGAGGAACTTTGGCTGGTTCGGCACGAAGTTTGCTGACCGCGCTCGACAACAGATCAGCCGACTCATCCGACAAAGTGTTGCCAGATTCGAGCATCGTGATCGCCTCGGCAAGCTTGTCTGCGTCAACGCCTGTGCGCTCGGCAAGCATGTCAAGAGAACGGACAGAAGCCGATGTTGCCTTGTAGGCAGGGAAACCTGTCACGACCGAGACTTCATGCAAACGGACTTGGCGTAGTTCGCGGGTCATGCCATCATCTGACCATTTGTCTCCACCGGCAGGAACCGAGAATCCGAACGACATCGAGTCAACATCGCCGCGCTGCATGAGAACGCTCAGGTCACGACCAACGGTTGTGTCTGGCAGATCGGC